TCATGCCACATTCGGTAGAAGTGATTCATACCATGTGGAGTGGAAACTATTATAACCTTCGTAGATTTACCAGAAGATATAGTAGGATACACAGATGCAAAGAAGTCATCTGCTAAGTGGTTTTGTACGAATGCAAATTCGTCTAAGAATATAATGTTGAATGACATACCTCGAACTGCAGATGCCGAGGTACTTGCTGCTATTATTTTTGATCCGTTTTCGAGTTCCATGGATCCTTTGTTCCATGCGATGATTCCCTGCTGCATCCACTTCGGCAGGTTTTCGTACGCCAGTTGTAATCTTCCGAGGAGATCTCTAGCAGTCGCTGCTTTATTAGCGAGGATTCCGATGTTAACATTGTCGTTGAAAATTGCGTAGTGTAGAAGATACGAGACCACTGTAGTAGACTTTCCAGTCTGTCGTGGCATTTTGCATATATTAAATCTGTGTTTATGAAAATTTTCTATAAGTTTCTGTTGAAACTTGTACATCTTGAAATGAACTAGACCCTCATCCACGTTCACTATTCGTATATGTTTTTCTGTAAAATATACTGGGTCGTCTTTGCACTTAAGAAATTCTTTTATATGTTCCTTAGTAAACTGTTGTTCTGTGTTTGCTTTTTTTAGATTAGGATTACCAAGGTAGATGTCACTCTTAGCACTCATCTGGTTCTATCTCTCCATTCTGAAAAACTTGATTTACCGAAACCACCAGCAGCATCACTCACTCTGTTCTTTACAAAGTTGTATGTGCCCTTGACAAACTTACCAATTTTTTCTTTAGGGTTTTTAGGTTTGTTTTTAGATTCAGGTTTCTCTGGATCTTTCTTAGGTTCTTCCTTCTTTTTAGGAGGAACACCTTCTTTTGCTTTGATAGATTCTTTGTTCTTATCAAAACTTTTTGCCATCCTTTCTGAAGTTGATTCTTCAGTGATGACTTTGATTTTGTAATCCATGAGTTTATTTAGACTTGCTCATCTCTTTCAACATCTTCTGTAGATCAGATGTACTTCCCACAAATAATGAATTGTTAGTTACGTTCTTAGTTCCTGTGTCTTCTTCAAGATCCTTCATCTTCTTTTGAAGATCAATCAACTTGTCAGTAGTATCTGCAACGTGTTTTATAAGTTGACCTGCCACCTCATATGCACGTGGGTGTTGAGAGTCCTCACACACATCGAGTATGCCATTGACTGCTTGTTGACCCTTCTCTACTAGATTGTAGAGTTGACCACGACTGTATTCATAATCTTGACGAGGATCATCACCAGAGTCTTTGATTGTTTTTGCAATCTTTCTTTTCTCTTTGACAATCTCACCTTTTACATCGAGTGCCTTATCGATGGAGTCAAACTGGTCTGCCATAATTACCTATAAAATCGATTAGAACTTCTGATTCAGACACAAGTTTTTGGATGTCATCCCAAGCGTATCTGTTAGTATTTAGAAACACGTCCAATAATTTAGTAGTTAATACCTCGTGTTCGGGGTGCACTTCACAGAAAAAGTACTGACAATAGTCCAAAGATCTGGTGTGCATACCTAGTTCAGGACCTACAGTATCAAAGCAGTTTCGTAATAATTTTTTGATATATTTCTTGGCAGTGTAGGCATCCCTAACACGACCTTTACATTGTGGATTGTCTAATTGATTTCTAAGTGTTTTGTATTTGTCATGATAATCATGCTGTATTTCATGAAGATCAATTTTTCTTATTGACAAGTCTTCCTCACCCTCTACCATCTTGAGAGGAAGGACTTCTAAGAATAAATCGTTGGGGTACTTACTAAACCTATTGTAATCTATAACCTTTACATCACATGGCACACGATTGATTTTATATTTGAATCCCTTACCATACATTGACATTTGCACATCCGTTTTCTCTGGCACAACAATGACAAAATCAATATCAGAGTGCTCGCTTGTACTCAATGATCCCGTCCAACTGCCTATGACATTCCTTTCTAAGAATGATCCTCTAAGATATATTGAATGATATGTTGGTACTGTTTGTATAAATTTCGTGACGTGATACTTTGTGATGTCATCTAGTTCGACATCTCTTAGGTCATTATTGACATATGATTCCCAAAGGTTACCCCACATCTCTTCCTAATGACGTACTATATTCTTGACCATCATTGTCAAAGAATGACCTTGACTCTGAGAATCCGAACTCATCACCCACCTCTACTAGATCATTGTCTAAGGAGTTGACTTGATTTATATTGTCATTAGCATGATGTTCTGCAACCTTACTACCATACTGTGCTCTTACCACAATAAGATTTGTGCCATCAATTTCTTTCACTCTCATAACCTCTTCATTAATTTGTATGTAAGTGTTAGCAGTAAATGCAGCATTGTTATTGACTTTGATGAGAGTCTTCTTCTCATCTAACTCAGCAGTCAGGAAGTAACCGTCATTGTCATTATTATAATCTTTAGTTGCTGTTGGTACAACAGTATATCTCTGTGCTCTTGGTGCTCTGATAGCAGTAGAGTAATCGACTTGTACCTTCTTGATGATTCCACCTTCGTCTGTTGGAACTTCTTGATAGAAGTATGTCTTTGCAATAAAATCTAAATCGTATTGTATGAATCTTCTAGTAGAGAAGTCACCTTCATACTCATCAGAGAACGATATGTTTCTGAGTGTGAATGGTATATCCCTTGACTCCTCAACTCCCTCCAACATATTGACTGTAACATTATATGATGGTTGAAAGAATGGTAATATTTGTTCTATTATTTGTAGTGCATCGTCTTGCAATTTTGTAGCAAAACTCAATCTAAACCCTACGTCATAAGGCACAGGTAAATACATCTTCTTAGTCTTTACTTTATCTGTTGGTGACTTGAGGGTAAACTTTGTTATAGGTGATGCTTTTCTTGTAGGATCGTAAGTATATGACTGCAACTCAAATGCCATTCTAGGTAATGATATGGCAATGTTGTCATCAAAATTTGCTTGCTGTTCTATCCTTGCAAGAAACCTTTGCATAGGACCATAAGCAATAGGAACTTTGACTTGACTTATGGTATTACCGTCCGTGCCAAACTTCTTGATTCTTATGTTATTGAACAATGTACCGAAAGCAATAACTGTCTTTCGGATTGTCTCGTTGTAAAAATAATTACCTACCATTATACCTCACCAAATGGGTTTCGTTCTGTAAAGTCCAGAACGCTTGTGTCTGACAGAACTTGGATGTCGCCACTGTCTTCAAATGCATCGTCGTCATCATAATCTATACTATCTAGGGTGTATACCGCAGTACCAAATCCAGTGTTGACAATCTGCTCCCCAACAGCAAAGTTACCAGATAGATTTCTTGCAAGTAATGTATTAGTAACTGAATCAAATTTAGTTACAAATGCTGTTGTGAGTGAAGACTCTCCTGTAATGATATCACCGTAAGTGTATGTACCACTTCCTACCGATGATGCTGCACCAACTTCAATTACTGGAGGAGCTGTGTATCCATAACCTGCATTTGTGACAGTGATTGCACTTATCTGATTGGTAGTTGTGTTGATTGTAGCAGTGGCGATACCTGTAAGTCCACCTGCAGGTGCAGTTGAGAACGATACCGTAGGTGGTGTGAAATATCCTTGACCTATGAAGTTGATTGTGATAGGACCTATGACACCTGCTGTGCCAATACCTGCTAATCCTTTAGCACCACTACCTTTACCATCCTCTGCCAAGAACTGTACGTCAGGTATCATTGTGTATCCAGCACCAGGATTTGTTATCTGTATACTCTCTACTCGTAGTGATTTAAAGTTTCTGGTACCAGTCGTTGTTGTTATAGCAACTGCAGTTGCCTGCACACCACCCGTAGGAGGATCTATCTTGATAGTAGGAGCGTTCGTATATCCAGTTCCACCCGATAACACGTCTATCTTATGAATACCACCACTGACAATCGCTGCTGCTGATGCTGTTGCTCTTGCACCTGCATCACCTAAAATCATAGTGACATTATAACCTGCATCTTCAAAGTCATCGTCTATAGCACCAATACCAGTATCGATAACTTCGTCTTCGTACTCGAACGGTTCACAAGTCAACTCATATGTGTACCTATCTTGTAGTTGATAAAAATTCTCTAGATCATTTACATATTTGATCTCAAATATTATATCTCTCAATGGGAAATACATTAGATCTCCCTCAAAAGGTCTCTTCTGATCCTCTACTCTACCAGTAGGTCCTGTTGCTGCACTAGGAAACTTCCATAGGAGAGGAGCAATACTATTCTCATACCTATCAATCGATATTACTATCTTCATCTCTGCTGTAGACCTTACACCAAACTTTGTAAGAAGATTATATCCAGAGTCAAAACCCTCGTAAGATGATATGTACCCTTCTATAGGAAATGATCTGTCAAACTTTGAACTTGTTATTTCTCTCAACACACTCGCACTCTTCACTAAGACACGTGGCATATAGATGAACTCTATACCATGCATCTTGATCTGTTCATTGACTAGATCTTGTACGAGCGATTGCTCGCCCTTACTACCCTGTAGAAAGAACGGGTTGAGTGCCATTAGACTCCCTTCAAACCAAATTGATCGATGTAGTTTCTATATTTGGCATGTCTTAGTTGTTTTTTCAATGGGTTAGTTTCGGTATCATCGATTATCTTGATGTCATTGATCATATCCTTTGCACTTACTGGATCACCAACCTTTCTAAGACCTTCTTTAAATTGCTTGAATGATTTCATACTCCTCCTTTAGGACTCTTTTTGACCTTATCAATAAACTCATTAGGATTATGATTACCCATGTTGGGTTTTGGAACATTTTTCCCAAGTTTCTTGATGAATTTTTTGTCTGCCATTTCAGCAAACTGCTTGAATGTCTTCATCCTATCATGTCCATAACTGGTAACTCGAATTCGTTTGCCATTTTTTCTTCTAGTCTATCTAGTTCAGCAACACCGTCATCATATATCTGTCTGCCATTTAGTTCAACACCACCTGGCAATTTCACACCCTGAAACTTTATGAGATTCTGACCCCATTGTTTTTTCAACAGTGCTGTGAAATACTTCTTGACCCAACGATCATTGTAGACCTTTGGGTAATCATTAGGATCCAATACTCTGTAGCACTCTATTATAAGATAGTCATCAGTCTTCATACTACTGTAGTCTGAGTCAATATACAATCTATTTTGTCTTCTATTGAATCTTATCTGCTTGTCTGGATGTAATATAAAGTCTATGTCTTCAAGATATCTTTTAGTCTGTGTGTAACTCAACAATTCCATAGAACTGAAGTAGTATATTTCGTTCAAGAATAACTGATATGTTATGTTGAACATGTTAGATGCTATAGCACGACTATCAACCTTCCATACTTTCTCAATACCTATTACAGAATCTGGTATCTGAATAAAATTTTGTGTCTCTTCAAATGAATGTATGGTAGATCCAATACCTGTAATGTTTACACTGGGAGATGTTGTTGTAGTAATACCAGTTGATGTCTCACGACCAGGTGCACTGGTTGCTTGTATAGTGTCTGTAAAATTCTTTGTTATCTTATGCTTTAGGTACATCTTCTCAACACCATCCATGTGACGGTCTTGGTAGAAGATAATAGTATCATCAAGCAAGTCTTCTGCTTGCTCATCTGCAACGTTTATCTCAAGAACGGGAGCACCTAACTGTCTCTTACCGTAATCTATGAGTCCTTGTCTAGTGTTTGGTTGTGCCATATCGTTATTTATCGAGTGATTACGATGTCAAGATGATCACCTAAATTTAATCCACTTACAGGATTTATGATGGTGACTGACGGGTTTCCAAGAGTATAGTCTGTACCTACCTCTTGGAATATACCATTTAGGTATACCTGTGTATTGGTTGCTGTGGTGCTTGTGTCAGTTGCAGTAAACTTAGTCTGTCCAAGACTGGCAGTAAAAAATTCTTCAGCGTTTGCGTTCATAATACAAAGTTCATCACCTGCTAATAATGCAGTTGACATCACAACAGGAGATCCAGCAGTGTAATCTACACCTCTTTTTAGCAACGCACCGTTGAGGTAAACGTGGAATTTATTCTGTGCTGCCTGTTCTCCAGTAATTGTAAATGTAGTATCTCCTTGTGCACATGTAAATTGTCTTTCTTCTGCAGTGTATCCATAACCAACTTTTGTTACAACTCTTGTTCCTACGTCAAGACCGTTGTTGAAGGTTATTGCGTTGTTACTTGTAAGAGTAAAATCTTGAGATGAACCTGCACCGATTCTTCCTCTGACACCATTGAAGAATACTTCTACAGGATAACTCTTCTCTGAATCATTGTGTAGGTTAGGTAATACAAACGCTGTTTGACCTGCAGTGGCAGTGTAAGCATTTTGAGATATAGTTGTTGCTGTACCTGATCCACTTTGTGCTGTAACAAATGAGAGTGTACCATTTCCATCCGTAGCAAGAACCTGTCCATTGTCCCCATCATCTGTTGCTTGTACAGGGAATGTGAATCCACTTATAGTACTTACACCAGTAGCATTTAGATTACCAAAATTACTTACATTCAGTGTGTTTGTTGATGGATTGTAGTTAATATCTGAATCAACCTTGACCCCTTCGTTACCTGATGTCGAGTCAACAAAAGCAAGGTAATGTACGGAGTTTGTATTTACAGCAGTGACACCAACTAAAGAGGCAGCACCTGCAGTAAGTGACCCTGCATTTACCCAGTTTGTATTCGTTCCATCAGATGATAAAACCTGACCACTTGAACCAAAATCTCCATCACCATCATAAAACTTACCACTGAGATACAAGTCACTACTAAATGTAGCAACACCAGTTATGTTTACATTGTCTAGGAAAGCATGTCCATCTACGTCTATCTCTCCAGAAACATCTAAGTTCCCATTTAGATCAGTATTTCCGTCTACTCGTAATGATTGTGATAATACGTTTTCTGTTGATAGTCCAACTTCTCTTACAGTTGTTCCAACTCCAACACCTGCTTGACCTGCAGCAATGAAGACTTTACCGTCTACCGTGTTGATTGCAAATTCCCCCAAGTCCAGTGTAGAGGGGTAATGTGGGACTTTGCCAGCGACACTAGATCGCTTAATTTTAATCTTTGGATTTGCCATTCTGGTATGTACCTAATATGACTGTATATACAGTCAAGGATATTTATGTTATAATTAGTCTGTAGGGAATATTATGTATGAAGAGAACACTTGTCGTGCTCACGGGACCTCAAGGGTCGGGCAACCACCTATGGTCTAAAATTCTATCGCTACACCAAGATGTTTTCGGTTGGAAAACGTTGCTAAACAATTATTGGGAGGCACACCGTTTCAGCGAACCCTTTGCAGAGTATTGGAGAGATCCAAATTCATTGCATAAATTCGATTGGTCGCAAAGTCAATATTACTTTACCTCGATAAGCATCCCACTTGGCATAGAAAGTAAAGGGACAAAATGGTGTCCAAACGTCGAGCAGTTTTGCTCAAATGCACAGGACTTGGGTATACAAACCAAGATCTTAGTCATAGGTAGGGATCAGAACATACTCCAAAATCAACAACAAAGAATACGAGAAGAATCCACCGTCAGACATTTCCTAGATCAATTACCTAAATTTGAGAATCCAACATTCTTAAGTTATGAGTTGTTATATTTGTACAAACAAGAATATTTGAAGACATTAGACATAGGTATACCAGTTGCATGGTATGATGAGAGAGTAAATGAAATATTAGAACTTGATGCTAACTCAAAGTATATCGGATATGTCAAAGACAATCCTCTTGATGATGGTAATAAGACTGGAGTTCCCTTTCCATGGAACCCAAACCACCCAGACGCAAAAAAACCTATACTAAAAGATACCGACCATGCCTATGACGAAGGATCGAATGGGAAATGTTGCTAGAATTTGGAAGTATGCACTCGGATCATTCTCAGACGACAGAACAAAAGAATATGACAATCACATACTTGTCGTACGGTCTGTTATATTTTTTACCTACCTTATTACTAATTGCTTTATTATTAGCGGAGTAATCCGACACTGGAATGCCAATGAAAAAACTACTGATTGTGACAGGACCTCAAGGGTCTGGGAATCACCTGT